ACGACATCTCTTCCGCTCCGAGTATCGTCCAGTAGGTTGCGTTAGGCGGTTCGTTGTTCGTGCTTGCCAGAATACAGGTGTAGCTACGCTGATCATGTTGGACAACCTCGCCAACTGCGTAGGTCTTTGTTAAGTTCCACCACAGCTTCACACCCCAGAAGTTCGAAACCGACATTTCGCCAGCATTGATGATGCTAGTTCCAAACGATCTGAACCCGCTGTTGTCTTGAAGGCTCTTGAACGTACTGACGTCCTGTACTTCTGCCTCCAGAGCGATTGAGAGGGTATCGTGCGCCCCTATCACCTGAAGAAGCGATGTAGCACGCACATCGTCAATATACATCGTCTGCGCCGACGTGGGAGCGATGACAAACTCGTACGACTTCGTGAGGACGGGAGCCGTCAAGTACAAAGACCAGTAGCCCCACTCCCCGTCGCCGTATCCCGTCTGATCAGAAACCATCGTCAGCACATCTGGTGTGCCGATCGTCGCACCCGCTGCATTCTTGAATGTCACAGTAAGAGTTGCTTCCTTGCCAGATGTGAACTTAGCCCACAACGACAAAGACAGCTTCTTCTCTTCAGCAAGCGCAACAGAATACGTCACTTCCTGCCCCATGTACGTGTCGACCGCTGCTGTTGCAGTGATCGCGCATCCACCAGACAGATCGTTGTATCCTGTGTTCGCTCCCCAATCGATTGATCCTGCCCCTTCGGTAAGATCCCACCAGTCAAGAGACAAGACGTTACTGAATTGGCCACTCACACCTTCCGTGCCAGCAAGCTGATGTACTTCCTCGGCTGCTTCACCATCCAGCAATACCTTCTCGGACAGGAACAGACCCATCAGATATCCATGTACCAGTGCCATCGTGTCTCACCTACCTCTACGGGTTGTAACCCAAGATTTCCGTGGGGACTCCAGTTACGCGGAACGTCACGTTGACGATCTGCATCTCGTTCTCCATTCGTCCAGTCGGAGAGATCTTGGTCACAAGACAATTGCCGTTGAAGAACGGATTGGCAGTGCCAGCCGCATCTTCAAACTCGCATTTCGTTTCTGTCTCGCAGAACAACGCCGATACCATCTCGCCCATCTCTGCTCGTGTGTAATCCCAGAAGATCGGAAGAGTGATGTCTTGCGGATCCACCAACCCTAATTTGAATGACCGAAACGGCAAGCTCGCGCTGCCGTGTGTCGTGACGTCGATTGTCGCACGCGAGACGTCCATCGTAATGTCTGCATTCGTCTGGACTACATGATCTGTGTCCCAAACGAATATCGCATTATAGCCTTGGCTTAGAGCCATCTTGTCCTCCCTTTATCCTAGCAAAATAGGACTTCGTACCTCGCGAAGACTCCGTACATCAACTGCTCTGAAATCATGTCAGTCGTGCTTTGAGGAGCCAACACCTGCATTAACCTAACCGTCCCCCAGGATTCAGAGACACAAATGTCTCGACCGTCAATTGCCTGAATTGCTGCGTCCATTATCTGCGTGGCCGTGTACTTCACTGGCGACCATCCAGTTATCTGAAACCTCGACCAATTCCCTACTGCATCCCCATCCTCTCCATGCACGTACGCCGGAGGTCGCCCCCCGAAAGGGATGTCCAGTACAACAAATCCAGCCGACGCATCTTGTGGCCGTGTCGTGTAGATTCTCTCACCGACAAGTGCTAACAAGTTCGTATTCCTAGATACGCCTGAATCAATCATCGCGGCTGTCAGTTCTACTGTGAACGGACCTAAGAATGCTGCATTCATAGTGACTCCATCCCTGTTAAGATTGCTGCCCAGTCGCCCCATACTTCATCCGTCGTGATCGTCACCCACGGACGAGGAGCCATCTTGCTTGTCCCTGTCTCCAGATATCCCGGATAGAGGTTCAATCTACCGGGCAGATCGTCATCGATGATTCCAGCCTGCATCACCATATCAGGTCCACGCATGAACACGGTGTAGTTGATGTGGTCACGCATCGTTTCGCCATCTGGATTGTAATGAGGGAAGTCCCAAGGCATGGAATGCGGAGGATACGAGAAGGCAAAGTTGTCCACCGCCCTCTCCACAAAGACTGCACCGCAAGCCTCTAGACGGTCACTCAGGTTCGCCATCACAACATTGATAAAGGGCGTAGCGTCAAACTGAACGACGCTGCCGCCTACGTTGTACCTACCACCTATGTTCCCTCTGAGTGTCGGGCCTGGGAGTGCCATTATGCTGTCACCTTCGTTACATTCGCTACCCTAACAATCGGGCATTGATACGACCGCTCCATACCTGAAGTGTCTTCCACTCCAAGGATCAAGTAGTCGTGTCCTGTGTCCAGTTGCTTTGCCAAGTCTCTCTCCTGTACTTCTATTCCGAATGGAACCATCAGCAGAAACTCTTCCACCAACGGATTCGCATAGTCGGACCACTTAACCTCGATCATGTCCTGCCGAACCCGCTGCGTCTTCCTACACCATACATCCTCGTAGACAGGGTCGTCTTCGTCGTACCCAGGCACTTGCTCCCTGGCTGCATTTAGCGTCACTGTTTGCCGAAAGAATGAGAATTGCACGTTTCCGCCAACCATTATCGAGTCACCGTCATTACCCTTCCGTTTCGCGCTAACTTCGCGTACTGATCTGCGAAGAACTTCTCTTTGTTGGCGAAGACTGCTTCGGCCTCACCATCGACGAACTGTTCCACGTTGTCGTACACCCTGTACTGCTGGTCGACACGCAGTAGAGTTCGAGCGCACATCTCCGCACACACTTCTTTGACATCTGCCGGCAACGGAGTACCGTCGTCGTCGTATCCACCGACGTAGATCATGTCGTACAACTGAGGAGTTCTATCCTTGACCTGTATCCTTCCAGGAGTAGGCCGTGGGATCCTCACATAGCGGTCGTAAACCCAATACTCAGGAGTATCGGTAGTCGGGTCTAGCACTTCGTCTGTGTAGTTGTCAGTGATCGACGTGACAGAAATGATGGGGGGGTTACTCACCATCAGCATGTAACGCCCCCCATCGTATGTTTGAGTCAACGTCTGTTGGTCGAAGCCAAAAGGCCGACGACAATAGGCGGCAATATCTGCGATAACTTCCGTCAACATAGCGGACACGTTGAAGCCGTAGGAGGTTGTGTAAACTCCCGCGGACTCAGTCAGCGTGATCCGAGTAGCAATCCCAATTTCACTCGCAGTAGGCCATCCCATGCCATCCTCCTAGAGAGCTGCGCCCTTGTAGATCTCCCAGTACGTCGCCGTCGATGCGCCAACTCCAGGCTCAGACAGGAACGAGTCGTTTGTGACTTCTGACTCTGCCAATACGCGAGTAAACGCAACAATGCACTTGAAGTAGAAACCGTCGTTCTGGACAACGTCGTCAACTGCGTAGATCTCGCCTTCGCGCCAATTCTTGAGAGGCGGTTGAGCGACACCACGGAAGCCGATGAAGTTCACACCGTAACCAGTCAGCGTATCGCCGTTGGTGTTGTAGTGCTGAACCCTGACATATCCACCTTCGTTCAACTCATCTGTTGAGAAAGCAATAATGTTGTCTTCTCCAAGACCAGCAGCGTCGGTAATCTGAATGTCAGCAGACGAATAGCCAACCGGAACAAGGTCCGTCCAAGTCGAGTTGTCTGGAGACTTCTGGAACGTCAAGTAGATGATCCCACTTGCTTCAATGTTCCCCACTTCAACCAAGAAGGCACCGCCACGGCATCCCCACACCAGTTTCGCAGTCGTTGCGGATTCTGATGCAGCTCCGTTCCGGACGGCAGTTGCCAAGATTGGCGCAATGTAAAACTTACTGTTGAAATCGCGTGTAAAGTCCACACTCATTTTGTCTCACCTATCCTTTTCCTACGAAGCCTTAATGCCCGTGAGGAACTGTAGTTGCTTCTCTTGCTGGACGCCAAAGTCGATTTCTCTGGATGCCAGAATACCAATCTGGAACTGGCGTGCGAAGAGTTCCTTGAGAATCGTGATCTCGGTTTGTCCGCCGTCTGCCAACATGATCTGGTTCTTGTCGCCAACGAGCATCAGTCGCGAGTCAGCACCAGTTCCCAAATCTGTTCGGATCTGAGACGATGTATACACCGGCAAGCCAAGGATTCTGTTCGGTGGCATGTCAGTGAGATCGGTGATGTAGTCGTACTGCGCGATTCCCGTCTTGGACTTCTTGAAGAGGTTCAGGTATGTCTCGGACATAACCCACGCACTGCGAGTGGCATCTACGATACCGTCACGAGCTCTAATTGCGCTCTGCAGGTCGAGAAGGTTGTTGAATGTCGGGATCGCAGATGAAAGATCGGTCGTTTACGGAACCATCGCTGGAAGATTGAACAAGCCTAGAGGCTGCTTTCCGCCAGTTCCACGCAATCCGACCTTCGTCTGTTCGACGGCCATTGAGTCAACAATCTGACGTCGGACCATAGTCTCTACGTTCATTCGAGCGTACTTGAGCAGGTTCAATCGAATCTGGACGAGACAAGCCATCTGATGGAGGGTCAACGTAATTTCGCTGTACTCCATGTCAGTGGTTCCGATGTCGCTCGTCGGAGTGTCGCCAGTCCACGTGATGTTCGGGTCGTCGCCTTCCTTCGGCCAAGACTGATACTTCGGAGAATTGGGCAGATAGTTGACGCCCATATTCATCCAAATCTCTTGACCACGGAGATTCTGAATCATCGCGGTGTTGACTTCTTCAGGAATGAAGAACCCGCCTGCAACTTCAGACCCCAAGTTCAGGTCTTTCAATTGCTGCATTCGTTCCTCGATTTCCTTCTTGATCTCGGGGTTCGGCTCTCTCTCGAAGGACTTCTGCGACTTCAAGACGTCCATCTCCAGTCCGGAGTCAAGGAAGTGCTCGTAGTCTTTACCCTGCGACAAGATGCCGACTGCATTAACAATCATGAAGTCGCCAATCTTACGCTTCGTCGATTCGTGAATGATCGCAGGACCAGCAGGCGTCTTCGCCATTTGTGGTCCAATGCCATTCAACTCAGTCTCTGCAGGAGCACGAACGGCTGTTGCCGTGTCTACTGCCCCAGGGATCGACGGTTGCTTCATCTCGATCGTCAATCCCTTTTCATCCAAAAACGCCTGCACATCTGCAGGAATCTCCGGCTCGGCGGCGTCCTTTGTTTCCCCGGCTAACAGAATCTTTGCTCCCTGTAGGATCATGTCCTGTTCTTCTGGGGACATTTGGCTAAAATCTCGCGCCATATTGCTCACCTCGTTATCCCAATTTGTCCACGACCCCAGCACTAAGCTCAGTGAGCTCATTCTGTAGACCTTGGATTCTTCCTTCTGCCGTTGCCAGCGCAGCATCTTTCCCTGCGACAGCAGCCTTGTATCCGTCGACTAGCTCTCCAATCATTTCAAAGGCTTTGTCAACAGGAAGAACCCCCGCCGCCGCTGCCAATCGAACGTCCTCAAAGGTCTTCAGTTCATGTGCTTTATCACACGTACTGTCGGCCTTCGTGGTACATGTCATCTCCACCGCTGCTGCTCCGCCTTCCTTTATTGCATCAGAAACGCCATTCCGGATCGCAGTACGCAGATCCGCCTCGTTCTTCAGCGTGATGTTCACAGGCACCGTCAGGGGCGCCCCTTTGTGTTCGAACTCTTCAAACATTCGCTTCAATACGGGGGATGGGCCTTCGTGGATCTTCTCAGCGTACTCACGGAACATTGCTTTCAGTCCGTCCGTACGCATCGCCTCTCGGTTCGATGGCAAGGACACAGGGCTGTGTTCAAGCAGTTCCCATTCCTTGATGTCCCATCCGCCCCAGAAGTTGTCACTGTCGATCGGCTCCCAATCGTCGATCATGAAGCCAACAGATGTGCAATTCATGATGTGGCCTTCCCACATCTTCCAATACTTCTCCCCTTCGGTGTATTCGTTCTCGACAGTCCACTGCCACCGCGCCCAACTGAAATCCTTGTATTGCTTGATCAATTCGGTGAAGCCAACCGCGATGTCATGCGAATGCAGACCAAACACGGTCGAGTTCTTCGCATAGTTCTCGGTGATGTTCAGACCACCTTGTCGCATGATGTCGCCATCACGATCTGGAGAGGAAGACGAGATCACCGACTCAGCTTTCGGGCGCGTATCAAGAAGGACTCCACCTTGAGCTCCAACATTGAAAACCCTCTCCGGCTCTCCAACCGATTCAGGCAAGGAACGTTCGTGCAACGCATACTTGAACATCGCTGCAACGTTCCCTTCTTTCAACAGTGTTCTGAGTTCGCCACGATCAAGGACAACGTGACCGCTCTCCCCCTTCACGGCAATCTCGGTTACTGTCAGTGCCTTCCTATCCATTGCTACGTCCCTCCTTCGGGCCAACACTGCTACCCTTTCGAACGATACGCCGACCTTTGGAAACGGTCTTCTCGTTACATTTCGTGCAATTTAGATTGGTTTGAACCATTCCGCAGGTCGGGCATATTCGTTTCATATCTATTCCTCGATTTCTTCCAAGATCGGCATCAAGCCAGCCAGAAGATCCCATGGAAGAACTGTCTCGTCTTCCGAGTTCGGATTCTGGAACGCCTCGAGCTTCAACGGCTCGCGGAGCTTCAGTTCAATCGGTTCCTCACCAAGCGTAGAGACTTCCTTGATGAATGTCTCTTCATCCTTGGGCGTCTTGAAGACAAGTTTGTTCGACCCTGGCATACCTTCGACAGGCTCGTTTTTCGGATTCCCTTGTTCGTCAAGCTCGCAATACTTCACTGCCAGTTTCGTTCGCTGTTCCTGGAATGCTTTCAATTCCGTGGTGATCTCAAGCACCGTTCGTGCCAACACATACGAGGTTCTGACCGGAAGGTCAATCCCCGTAAACTTGGCCGCTGCTGCCTGGATCATCTGTGCTTCTGTCAACGTCACTTTCATTGTCATGCTGTGCTCCTTTGCTGCTCTCTTTGTGCGGACTATTCCGCGTCTTCTTCAATTAAGTAGTGGAAGGGGCCGTTAAGCCCCTCCCGTTAATCACTAGCCTGTCCCGAGAGCCGACCAGTTGGTCGTTCCCTGGCACACGTAAAGCGTTGTGTTCGCCGTTGCAGTTCCTGTACGGATATACAGGTCACCGTCAGTACCAGAAAGGCTACCGTTAGGATCTGCTGTACCAGTGTAGATACCAGCACCGCTCGTGAACTCAATCTGCTTCGTGATCGAACCAGAAGTTGCAAAGAGCTTGATGCCGATAGGCAGGACTGCCGAGTCAGTTGTTTGAACTGCGATAGCCGACACTGCGACGTTGTTGTTACCGACATTAGCCAAGACGCCGTAATCTGCATATCCAGATCCGCCCATGTCTGCTACGACACAAGCCTGTACTCCAACCAAGTCGATTGTGTTCGGTCGCAGCGTGAAGTAGCCAGCCGCAACATTCCTGTTACATGCACCACTCGTATCTGAGGTTACGCTTCCATAAACACCATACGTACCGCCTGTTGCTTCCAATGTTGCGGCTGCGCTGATGTTAATTTGCCCCATGACACCGATGAATTGGTTTCCTGCCATGGTTCCTGTGATGGACGTTCTACCTCTTGTGGCATAAGCATCGGTTGTATTGTGTGCAATCGTTAGACCGCAATAGTCTCCCATCCAGATACCATACTGAAGTACGGTCCCTGCACCTGCTCCGGAAGTGGCATACGTCTTGTATTCACCGATGAAGTATTTCTCCGCCACTCCAATTTGGGCAGAGATGTCATACCTCGCCAATACAAGATTGTCTGTCGTGCTTCCGAAAGCGATCGTGGCGTCTCCACCGATGCTGAGTGCCGCTGTATCAAATGCCGTAGCTTCTGCCCACGTGTCTCCGATATGGATCACAGAACCAGTCTGAGCAGCAGAAACACTGATCGCGTGAGTGGTAGTTGCGCCAGAGATCTCAATACCAATAGCTGGAGTTCCAGTCACCTTAATCGATGCCGCGCCTGCGAACAGGAGATCGTCAGTTCCTTGATCCCACTGCATCGTTGCGCTTGCAGTATCGCCGTACCACCACATGTCGACGCCCTTGCTGCCGCCAGTGGCGCCAACAGAGAGAGTTCCGTTAGTGTCGGTCGTTGGATCCCAGAAGACTCCACAACCAGTCACGTCACCGTACAGGTTGAACATCAAGCCCTTGGTATCTGCACCGATATACACTGCACCGTTTGTGTCGCCGTCTTCGTCAAACCACACAAGATGGCCAGCCGTAGTTCCGTACCAGATGACGTCGCCAGCAGGAGCGCCTGTCGCACCAATCTGAATTGCCGTTCCACAGTCAGCGTCGATGTGAATACCGTACGTCATCGCAGGACTCGCACCGGCTACCTCAGTGATGTAGATACCTGCTACCATGTACGGGCTGTAGTTCTTCAGATAGAACCCGTAGTCACAACGCGCATCAGCGTGTGTGTAGCCCATGATCAACGCCGTGTCGTCGCCGTAGTTCACGTTCGACCCATAGCTCAACATCACGTTGAATACTTGGCCGTCGTAGCTGCCTGTCGAACTGTTGCTGATCATGCCCTTAAGAGCGGCAATCGAACTCGTCGATGCGCCCTGCGTAAACGGACCAACAAGCGTCACATTAGCAAGCACACCAACTGCATCGTTCACCGTACACGTAGCTGCTGGATCAACGTACACATTGAAATAGCCTGCGTATGCGTCAGTGATCTGCATGTCGATATGTACGTCTGACCTAAGAGCGATCATTCCGCCGCTCGTCGCCCATCCGCCTGCGTATGCCGCCGTCTGCTGCAAATCGATGTCCATGCCGTAGACGTATGTGTCACTCGCCAACGGTACATCGATGTCGACTGTTATCGCTTTGCCAGTCGCGAAGTCAACGTCGATAGTGAAGCCTGCTAAGGTCTCCAATACTCCTGCGTCCGTGATCCCAGCGATCACTGTTACACAATCTGAAGCAAGCCACCAAATTTGATAATCTGCGCTGTCTAGTGCTGTCGCCATGTTCTACTCACCTATCCTATGTCGTAATGACAAGATGCTGCTGTTAGAGCAATATCCCCGCTTCTTCCGGCGTTGCCAGTTCATTGCATTTGCAGGAAGTCCGGGCTTCAGCGAGGTAAGACGGCCCGTTCTGTCCGAGTTTCAGACACCTCATTCTTTCTTCTATCTGCATTACGATCCACTCCCAAGTTTCCTGTCAGTAGAGATCTCTGACGGGATTGGAGCGTGACCAATTATTTCATCTCCCTTAGGCGACCAGATAGCATTCCCGCCATCCTCGGGTATGAGCGGTAGGTTCCATAGGAACACCCTCATCTCGTTCTTTGACCATCCTTGCTTCTCTACACGAGCTCCGACCTTCGCCATCTCGAGGACATCACCTTTCAACGCTTCGATAGCGCCAAGGTCGAATACAATACGCCTGCCACTGCCAGGGTCCATCAAGGCCATGTTAAAGACGTCTTCTAGGATGTCGCAGCGTGGAAGAATTGCGCCCTCGTAGAATAATTTATACATCACGTCTGAAGATGCTCTATTAGCATCTTTGTAGTCCCCGGCAACTATAGGAGGAACTCCGTAAGCGCCAAAGATTGTCTCGTTCAGATGCCTGCGCAAAATAGCCCAATCCATATCTTTGTGCGTTCCACCAGTCGGCTTCCATGACATTCCCTTGCCCATAACTGCTGGAAGGTGCCACGAATCCTCATCCTGGTGGCTATCCAACCAAGTGTTCAGGATCATCTCAACGTCGATGTCGTTAAGATACTGCTCGGAGGATAGGATTCCGTCAGGCCGCGCACTGTTTTTGAAGTAAGAATAGTTCCAATTTATGGACTTCAGGTTAGAAGCAATGATTACTCTTAGCACCTGCGTCGGAGAGTACCCGTAGAATGGACTTTCCGGATTGAAACTTCTAAAGTAAATCATCGACTCGGGAGGGAACACGACCGCTCCTGTTGATCCGGTCCACACATATCCGTCGATCAGGCGTGTCTTACCAGCGACCACCTGCATCTTGAGCGGGCTGATCAGAGGCCACAGGCCAGTTACCTGATCAGGGTTGTCCGGATTGTAGAGCTTCTCGACGTAAGCCATGCCGGTGAGCTCCATGTACGCGACGATCGCTCGCTTCATTAGGTTGCCAGATACTCCAGCCGAGGGGCATGGATTCGCCAGCATGTCGAGGATGGGATCCTGCCTGATTACCCGTCCGCCTTCGATCGACGCCCATTTCTCCATCACGCCAGCATAGGTCTTCGCCCGTGACGCTGCGTGGAAGTGTCGTGCACTGGCAAACTTACGGTCTTCCTTCGCCTGATCTGCTTCGATGATGACGAAAGGAATGTCTGCAATAGACGCCCCGATACGCTCGATGGCGGTAAATACAGCGGGATCCTCTTTGAAGGCATTGAAGATGTCTCTGAGGCCAGTAGGAAGGGTAACACGCCCGTCGTTGTACTGCGGGCGCTCGCCTCTTAGTAATCGGCTGGGGGTCATCTCTACTTCTTTCGTAGGGGTGCCCAATGCTCTATCCAGCATCTTCATGAAGCCCACTAGAGTCCTCCTTCCATCCAAGCTGCTTGACAGATAATTCCATCTTTTCCGAATGCCACGAGAGGTTCACCGCTACTGAAATCGACCCGAGTTCGCACAAAAGGAAATCTCACCTTCATCACTACCTTCGTTCGCGTCCATCGAGCCAGATAGACCAACCATTTGATCTCGTACCATTTCGGGCGACGGAACTCTCTCCAAGGGCGCTGATGACACTCTTTCCAGTGCTTCTCAATTACTCTGAATGCCATCGTCCGCCTCCTCTACCGCCATATATCCCGATCCTCCGCAAAGAGGGCAGTCGCTCCATCGTCGAGTCGTTGCCCCGCATTGACATTTCTGTACCAGTCCTGCCTTCACCAATCCTGCGAAGAAGCCGTCCATGAACTCGTGGAACGTTCGCATCGTCTCTTGCTTGTACTGTCGGTATCCACGGTTTGTCTTGTCACCCTGGTAGATCATCAAACCGCGATCGAGCGTGTCTTTCATAAGCTGTACCTGCTCGTGGAATACCCTGCTCGTCATCGTCTCTTTGTGTTCCTCGGTCATGTTCATCACTCCAGTTTCAGATTTTGCCCATCGCGTCGATCAGTCTTCCTACCCATGCCTTGAATCTCTTCCACACTTTCACCAGTTGCGCTTTGACCGTCTGCCATCGCGTACGTGATGTTGGTTTCACTAGACTCCTGTCCTACTCTGGATACCCATGTACTCCGAATTGCATATCGATATAATCTGCGTCGTTGTCGTCTGGATTAAGTGCCTGCACCCACACCATGCACGCATCTGCCGTCGCCATTAGATACCCTAGATTCTGTGATGATTTGCCTACAGCTCCGAATCCAGCCATATCTCCCCCCCTACTGTTCCCAGCTACAAGCCTTGATCGTTACGTCTTCTCCGTCTGGTCCTGCTGCGAGTTTGCATCGGATGAGGTAAAACGGGAATTTGTCAGTGGTTGTCGTGTAGTCAGAAGAGGCCGTGAGTACGTCGAATCCAACAATATCAATCGGGAAGGCTGCTTCACCGGCAGGATCTACGCCTGATTCGAATGCACCGTAGAGCGTGATAGACAAAGTCTTGTCAGTTTCGTTCGTTGCTCCGTACGTGAGTCCGCCGTTGACAGACATATTTACTTCCAGTACGTGATAATCGCTGTCGTCGCCAGGATACGTGCATTTTGCCGCCCTCTTGAGAGAGCTTTGCTCATAAGGTACATCGTCGTCAAAATCCGCTTGGGTCAGTCGATCGTCTGCCATATCTCCCCCTCCAGAACACATAAAACGCCCACCGATGGCATTTTGCCACCAATGAGCGTCATCTTCTTGCTCAAGTTCAGTCTAGCAGCTTCTGTTGATTAAATCAAGCCTCTCCGATGATCTTTGCCAGAATGTCGCAATCAGGATCGCCAGGGCATGTTTTAGGACTCATGCCGCTGCATCCGATCAGGCGGCACAGGCTAACGAGTTCCTCTTTGCTCAGTGTTGTCGTTCTTGGCATCCTTTCTCCTCATCCATGAGCCAACGGTGGTGCTACATTCCCAAGGACGTGAAACAAAGTCTTTCCGTCAGCCCACAGGCACAGTCCATCAGGAGTCCCTGCCCACACTCTTCGAACAATGCCTCTCTCGAGTTTTAATGTGACAAGCCCTGAGTGGCCGGCAAAGGATATGTTTTGCACGGCCACCATGCTTGTCTCTAGGGACAGATTTCGCATCTCGTCAGGAGTCATTACAGCTTCACTAGCCTCCGTTCGCCAGCAGCAAACTTGAAAGAAGTTGGACAAATGCCCCAGACTGCGTTAGTTGTATCATGTTCGTACGTTTCCGTCCCACGCTCTGGCATCCTCGGAGGGTGGAGATCAATCTTTCCTGTGCCACGGCACTTGCCGCAGACTTCCTCTTCCTCGGTATGCCCCTCACCGTCACACGCCTCACACGGATCCCAGTCAACCTCCCTGACAGCTAAGACCTCGGCAGGGACTGTCTGCAGCTTCATATTCTGGCTACCGCCAATCGTGACCTCGAGCCGCACCACTCGCATCTGATCGGGATCGCGTCCTTTCCCAGGATTCCGCGTTCTGAATATCTTGAACGACTGGAACGTTGGAATGCTTGGCTCTTTCTTCATCTCGCGTGATCGCAATTGGGCAAACGGGCGCCAGTCTTTGCGCTCCTTCACTGCATCGAAGAAGTCTCTCGCCAAATCCAGAATGTCCTTGTTCCTCGCTTCTGTTTCGCTACTCATGATTCTCCTTACCACCCAATTGTTACCAGTCGCCAAAGCACCCGACACAGCGCCACCGTTACGAATAATGCGAACCATCCTGCAAAGAAGTAGCACTCCCACAGCGCGGCCTTCGCAAGAAATCGATACTTCTTCGGGAGGTCAGACGTCTTTGTGTTCCTGGCACGGAACCAATACGTCATCTGCCCATTGATCGAAAGAAAGATGAACATCACAGCGCCGAAGAACGTGAACAGCTTGCCTATGTTGAATAGCGTGTCAATCGGTGTTGTCATCATACCACCCTGTCAACGATTCCGTAGCTCTTAGCTTCTTGGGCCGTGAGATACGTGTCTTTGTGAGTGTCCATCATGGCCCTTACTGCCGATATTTTGCAGCGGCATTCCTTCGCAAGCGCGGCTATCATCCTCTGCTGATCTCGCTTCCACTGCTCAACCTCTGTCTCGATTTCGTACAGCTTGCCCCAAGTGCCTGCCGACAGTTCGTGAACCATTACAATCGCGCTACGTGCAATGCGCCGTTCTCCTTTCATCCCTGCCGATAGGAGCAGTACGCCTGCCGACATGATCTTTCCGATTCCGACAGTCGCGATAGGAGAGTCGCACATCTTCATCGCATCGTAGATGGCAAACATCTCGTCAACGTACCCACCGTAAGAGTTGATCACCACGCGGATAGGATCATGTGACTCCACATCGAATCCCATGAGGGAAAGGATTATGGGTTGCGATGCACCGTTCTTCAGGTCGCCCACGTAGACTACCCTCTTGCCATTCTTCGTTTCAGTTGTCGGTGTCGTCATTCGCTTTCTCCTTTGCGCCGAACCAATCTGGCAATCCGTCAACGCCAAGATTGAACGTCATCATGCTATCGTCGCTGGCCATGAATCCCCATATTGCCGTGTACGCTAGGTGAGCATTTACCTCCGTGCTGTACGTCGCGTAGACGCAATCATGCCCATCTGCCGTGATAACTCTCATGCGCCAGATTGACTCCCTTTCAGGATGCCCCTCACACGGCACCATCAGCCGTGACACTGAGTAGATGCAGCCGTCTTGCCCTCTGATGTATTTCATCGTCATCCTCCTGTCAATGGCCAGATGTAGTATCGCACAAATCCTGCGATGAAAAGAGTAGCGACCAACCATACAACAACGGTTGCCATGATCAGTGGCCATTTCCATACATACCAATCCATCATAGCTCGTATTCCCCCATCTCAAGGTCGGCTGGATGGCCGTTGAATGCCGGTGCTCGCTTGTAGTATGGCCCCTGATTCACATTCCCGTTCGATCCATGTCGGATTGGATCCGTTTCTTTGTCCGTTCCTGGCTTATGGATAGCCCAAAATGGCTTGATAATTGTTGGAGGCTTATCCCCTAGCTCCATTCGTCGCCCAATCCAGATCACCTCGGCATCCCATCCGCCCTTCGCCTTCAGTATCGTTCCTTTCGTCAGTTTCATTCCACCCTCCATACACGGACGCCGCCTTCGACCGTTCGCGTCGCAAATCTCCGATCATATTTCGCATTCGCCTTCGATGCAGCACACCGAAGCCTCTTGTCACCATGAATTAAGAAGGAATCCCCAATCTCCATTTTAAGCCACGGATATTTGGATGGTCTTCCTCGGCCACCATTATTCGCTCCCGGCATTTCTATTCCCTTTTCAATTTCATACATCACCCTCATCTCCTCCCACGCCCTCTCGGACTGAAGAATTGTGTTCTCTCACCGTCAGATCCTTCGAACCGCGTCCCTGCAAATACAGCGTAGTTGAACGCATGGACATAGTGATCTGCTTTCGTGTTCACGTACGACACGTATTTCTTACCATCAGCCCTCGTCACATGCTGCCTTGTCACCGCTCTGAAGTGATCCCAGAAGTCTGTAGGAAGATTCGAAGGCACTCCCTCCGTCTTCGACAGAACTAGAGCCATCGCCTTGTCAAGCATCTCCGATCTCAGTCCGGAGTAAAGCGGCACACCAGACCTTTTCTCCTCTCCCCAACTCTCTTCCTTCGCCAAAGGATTGGAGTTGTACTCGACAAGAGTCACCCTTCCTGGGAACAGTTTAGAGAACTCCGCGGCTTTCGTCGTCTCAGGCCGAATGTCGATCGCGCAATGCTCGACATTGTATGCGTGCATCATGCGGCCAAGTTCTTCCCACTGAGAACCTCCAACCAAGTTACCTGCCCACAAGATACCGCCCCACGATCGTCTTACGACCACATGTAGTAGCGT